TTTTTAATCTCTGATTGCATAAAGATACCCTCGATAAAATAATCTTTTTTACCGTCTTTGTTTTCCTCGACTATTACGGGACTTACCCCGTAGTCATTAAATTCAGAAATTAATTTCATTTGTTATTTCCTCTATCGATATTCCTTCTTCGGACATGTCTACTAACATATTCTTCACTGCTTTCATACCGACTTTTAAGGACTCTGTGTCCTCGAAGGTTTCTTGTATCTCTTGTCCGTTTAGAAATACTGTGATACCTTCATCACATTCTGTGTATACAATATTTATACTTTCTTCACCTATTTTGAAGATTTCTCTTTTGAGTTCTATATGTCCCTCGGGAACCATGAATCTAGATTCATGCAACTCTTGAGATATTTCAGAAAAGGTTCTCACTTTTCTACTTCACCTGTTGAAGTATTATTATCCATCCAGTTAACACTCTTTTCTACTCTTTTCATGTCAACCACTTCTGCAGCTTTCTGTTTGATACCGTCAAAGATTTCACTCTTTGCTTGTTCTAACTTTCCTGCCTCAATACTATCAACTATTTTATCTGATATTTCACTCATTTCTAAAAGCCTCCAAAGCTATTTCCATCGTCTTCTTCTCCACCTTCCTCATTGTCACCCTCTCCTTCTTTAGAGATTTGTTTGTCAATGAGTTTGATTTCGTCTTCCGACTGGTGTAGGACATACTTTCTAACATATTCGTTTGAATAGTATTTACCTACATAATCACCTATTGCACCAAGAGTATCTAATCTCTCTCTCAATATCTCTGCTTCCTTCAACTCTGTAAAGTGGTTGTCGGTTGCAAAATCAAAATAGAAGAAGTCCTTTATCTTATCGAACTCTTCTCCATTTACAATATTCTTAAGAACTAATTGTGTCTTAAGGATATCTATAAATGTTCTTGCAAACTTTGCCTGTAATCTTTGAGTGAACTTATTAAATTTAAGTTCGTCTCTTGAGATTTCTGAAGCACGACCCATATTGAATCCATTTTCTGCTTCTAATCTCGTTGCAGGCACATTTAATGACTGATATAACTTCTTCTTGAAGTATTCTATATCGTCAATATCTGCAAGGTTCTGTCCGCCTGGAAGTGTAGTAATCTCTGTTCCACGACCACCTTCTCTTCTAGGCAACCAAAAATCTTCAAGCATAGACATGTGTTTTCTATCATCTTTGATTTCACCTGTCTGTGCATTATAAACAAGTTTATTTCTATACTTGTTCATTACATCTGCAAGATATTGTTCTGCTTTTGCTTTTGGCAAGTTTCCAACATCAATATAGAAGATTCTTCTTTCAGGAGCTCTTGATATCCTGTAGATAACAAGTGCATCTTCCATCATCGATAACTGGTTTGCAGTCTTCAATGCCTTATGCAGATATCCAACTACTACATTCTTTGTGTAGTCTAGAAGGCCACTAGTAGTGTATGAGACGGCTTCAGGTGCAATTCTTACGGTATTACCGTCTGTTGCACTAGATTTGTCAAATCCTTTGTCATTGAAGACATAGAACTCTTCAATCTTCTCAACTCGTTCTATCTTTGTCTTTGGGTCTTTACCCTTTTCGACATTTCTAACCTTCTTAATTTTAAGTGGGTCTATGATTCTTAAATCAACCACACCTAAATTAGGTCGTTTGCTATCAACGACCTTATGGAAGTATATCCTTCCATCTACATACCACTTTCTGAATATTTCATGAGAGTTCTGATTGAACTTCATTAAAGATAAGATATGATTGAACTCGGTGTGTATCTTTTTCTTGATTTTATCAGAGAGATTCACATCTCTCAAATCGAGTGTCACAATCTTATCGGAAACATCAGCAGTGATACACTCATTTACGATATCTTCTATCGCAGAGTCACATTCGGGGACTAATGATATCTCACGGTATCTACGAATGAGTTCTGCCTCATTCTTGATACCACCTTCCATATCAACATACGCACCATATGCTCCGCCAGATATATACCCAGCTTGTTGTTGAATGACGGGAGTGCCATCATCGTCAACAGGAGGCACAAACGACTTTGCAGTCTGTGTCTCCTTGACTCTTAACTCGTCTTTCTTACGAGTTATTTCAAACCCAAATATTTCCATAATATTATTTAGTCTCCCCTAAAAGGAGTCTTTTCACTTAAAGTTTTAAACGACTCTTTCCCAATGCGAATATGTGAAGTCAACTGTAAACTCCTCTAATGCATCTACTGTTTCGTAATTTAAGTCGATAGCAGCGATGTTTTTAGGGAACATGTTGAAGAATTCATATCTCGCAAGGACTGAGTCATCTTTACCTAATTGTTCCACAAAAGCTCTAGATAGTAAGTAATCATTACTTGCCATACCTACACCTGAATCAAGCTCTTGAATGTCTTGTTGCCAAGCTTCTAATGCTGACCTAGCAGAAAATTCTGAATCATTGATTATGGTCACTGACCAATCTTCAAATGTTCTGTCTCCCGCTAATTTAAGATTGTGTCCTCTGAAAGGAACTAAAATCTCACCTAGGGTAGCAGCTGGAACCTGTGCAGCTTTACATAGGAATTCAATCCTATTACCACTACGAGGAATGAAAACTTTAAATCGGTTAGGTCTTGGGCCTCCACCGATTAATTGTGCTTTAAATTCATCTATTGTTGCCATTCTTTACTCCTTAAACTGCTCCGTAGATTTCTTCAAACTCTACTCCTGACCTTGCAGCCACAAAGTTGAGAGTGATAAAGTTAATACTTCTAGCAGGTTTCACGAATATTGAACAAACAAATTCGTTTCTGTCGATGACTGAATCAGTATTATTAGTTTCATCACATAATACTGAGAAGTCTACTAGACCCCTTCTGTTCTTAACATCTCTTAGGAAAGGTTCTACTGCAGCTCTAAATTGTGCTCTAGTGAATGCATCATTGAATTCAAAGAGTTGTGATTTAGCTGCAACTGCAATTGCCTTTTCTAATACGATGAATAACCTTCTGACATTAATTCTATCGAATGCAGATGGTGTACTTAGTGCAGTTTTATCACCGAAAAGAACTGTACCTTGGCCTGGGAATGTTACGATAGGATTAATTCTTGCTTGATAAAGATCATCTCTTGATCCTTGTGATGGGTTGAAAGCAAGTTTTGTAATTCCTAGGTATTGTCCTCTTGAGAATCCTGCTGGTGAGAACCATGGGTCTCTCAATAAGTCTGACCTTGCCATGATACCTGCTGTATGACCGTTGCCGGGCACCCAACAGTATTTGTCGTTGTATCTGTCGTATTGGTATACCCAACCTGAATCTAGAACTGCATAAGAACTAGATGTTACTGAGGCGTAGTCTGCAATAACATTTGAACTTTGAGTTGACTCAGAAGCAACATTAACGACTGATGCTCTCCTTGGAGAAGCAATTACCATACAGTCTTTACGATTTTCTGCGACTTGGATTAATTGATTTACGATTGAATTGTGGTCTGCAAGAATGTCACCATTCGAAGTTCTAGTTGAACCTACTATTAAGAATGATAAATCCTGAGTTTCTGCGTCACCGAAGTTATCCACATATCCAGCATACTTAACTGCTGGTGAAGGTAAACCTCCATCAGCTCCGTCTGCAAGTGAAGAACTAATTGGTGCAGAAGGTCTACCGAAAGCACTTGACCCTGAAGCAGCGTGTGTTGTCACACTATTTGCAGCTGCATGAGTCGAGGTGCTATGACCTGTCCACCAAACCCAATCGGATTGATTATTAATTACTTGTTTGTAATAGTTAGACGCACCTTGTGAATCTTTTGCGTCTGAAGCACTTGAAACAAATCCGTAAGTTTCCATAACTTCGTGTTGTTTTCCTGATATTGCTCCGTCTTCGTCTACAACCACTACATGAATTTCGTCTGCACTTCCTGAAGCAGCTGATGCTGATGCAGATGTGCCTGGAGCTTTTTCGAATTGTTGATAAAACTCCCAATATCTGTGAACTTGGTCTCCACTACTTGCTGCAGCGACTAAACCTGTTCCTGCTGGTTTGTTTAAAGCTTCGATGGTTATAGTTCCTGTTGCAGTAGCAGTCACTCTGTATTCTTGAACATTAGACCCAAATCTAACTATATCTCTGATTTGGAATCCTGATTCGGAAGTGACTGATATAACTGTCTGTCCCACAGCTTCGTTTGCACTTAGAGTAGTCACATTATCGTTGAAGTATGCATCTGAACTTGCACATACTGATACTTTTAATGAATTACCTAGTGCGCCTGGGTATTTTGCTGCCCACTGACCGATAACACCAGTTGCACCACCGTCTTCGAAACCTGACTGGTAAGCATCTAGGTTTTTGATACTTGCGTCAGTATCTCCACCATTGTTTGCGTTATAGGCAGTTGCACTTGCAACACGAACAACTTTGAGTGATGAACCATATCTTAAGAAACTTTCTGCTGAATAGAAGTCTTCTGCACCTGCGTTTGTGTCAGCAGGTGAGTAGAAATTATCTACTAAATCGACAGCGTCTGAAACCGATACTACTTCATCAACAGGGCCCCATCGAAATGCACCCGCGAATGCTCCAGTGACACTGGAAACTGCAGGCACAACATTTGTCAAGTCTATTTCTTTGACCTGAACGCCTGGTGATACTTGAAATGCCATACTTTTCTCCTGTTAATGTAAAAAGTTGTTTACTGTTTTATTTATAACTAAACCTTCCCTAACAATTACCATTTAATCTCCACATCATTAGAATTAGAGAACCAACGGTCACCTTCATCGTCTACGAAAGTGGTCTCTTCGGGTTTTTGACCCCCGAATACTCCTGCTGGAAGTAAATCGTCTTCTATCATCTTCTGTTGTTCTGCATACAATAAGTCTTTTACCTGTGTATCAGTTAAATGATAAAAGTAGTCGGTTGTTATAAACCATGAAAATAATACTAAATTCATAACCATATCGTCATGATACCCTCTGTCTGCTTCAAAAGAATTACCTTTATTGACAAAAGTCATAAGCTCTGTTATAGTAGGTCGGTCTATTATGGTTAATCGATTCTCCTCTAATAATTCTTTTAGAGTAGAACAACCTATCCTCTTAATTTTTTTATTGACCGATATACCTATATCTTCTGCTTTCAGTTGTCCTTGAGTGAAAACATTAGGATACTCTATATCATAATGCAACTGAGTTGCAACAATTCCACCTTCTGCATTATTCTCTATTATTACAAGAGCCTCATTATAAGGTCTTGCATACTTATTTATAATATCAGGAAACAGCATGGGACTTATCATGTCGTCTCTGAATGTGCAAACTTGTCTGAATGGTTTTGTTGTGACATCAAAAATACTAAATGTAGAGAAGTCCATACCTCTTCCTTTTGCAACATCAACTGTGCAAACATAATTATGACCCTCTACTGGTTTCTCATATAGACTTACATTGTCTTTTGACCATTCGGGGTCTACTGCTCTCATTCCTAATAAAGTATTAGAATTAATTAATGTATTACCAGTTCCAAGGAAACTATTACCATACTCTTGTTCAAATTGTGCCTCTGATGTGTTTGCAATGGTCATTTCCTTCCATTCTTTATCACGGCCCGGCACATCATACCAGTTTATTATAAAACTCTTGTATTCGGACTGCTCGTGGACAGCACTCTCATATATTTTATGGAACATATTACCCACACCATTTGCAGTTGAGGTTATAATAACCTTTGAATCTTTACCCGAGGTAATAACGGGATATGTTGCAGTATAGAATGTCTCTGCATCGTCCACGAATGCAAACTCGTCCAAGTATAGTAAATTGATTGACATACCACGAATTGAACTTGAACTTGTTGCAGCTGCAACTACTTTTGAATCATTTGAAAATTCTATAGAACCTTTGTTGAGAATCTTAACGCCTGGCTGTAAAAAGAATGGAACAGACTCTAACATGGTCACGATTCTTGCAATCATTTCTCTTGCAATTGCACCTTTGTTTGCAAGAACAGCTACAGTGACTTCGGGGTGAAACAATAAGAACCATAATAGATATGCACACGAGGTTATTGATTTACCACTCTGTCTACTTGCAAGAACTACATTAAATCTATTTTGATTATAAAAATTTATAAGTTCTTCTTGATAACCACGAAGTTTAAATGGAACCATACCTTCATCAAGAGATATAATCTGTGTATAATTCTCTATGAAATGTGCTGGGTCTTTGGAACATTTAAGATACTCCTCCATTTGTTCAGAGGTATAAGCAGTATCAACACCAGCTCTCTTAATGAGTGTGTTTCCTAGATATCCTTCATTAGTCGGTTTAACCATTAATAAAGATTCCCATATGAATATTGATTAGGACTATCATTCCATTCATTATGGAAGTCCCAATAATTATGTAAACACCAGTGTGTAGGTTCTCTAAAATTACTAAACAAATACTTGTTATCAAATCCTACTTCCCAACCACAACAGTTGTCACTGTAGAATTCATATTCTAATCCACCGTAAAAGTCTCCATCGTAAATAAGTTTCATATCTGCTATGTTATCTCTAGAGTCGAACCACCTTTGTCCAGTATATCTTGAACCCATACCTTCTATTATAGGTTCCATTAGTTTTAAAAACTCTGCTGTATAAGGTTCTATCACGCCACCATCGTCTGTCATAATTTTCTTTTCTTCTTTTAATTTGATATCATACAGTTTGACTGTGTTCGGATATAATTTATCGTAGACACCTCTGTCTTTAGCAGCGTCACATAGGTCTATCAA